TTAACCTAAAATATTTTTTGACTCCCCTTTTGACTCCCCCTGAGTACTATTCTTCATAAATGCTACAAAATTATTGATGACTTTTTTATTTTGAGTTTCAGTTACATGAGTGTAAATATTTGAAGTAGTTTGAATGTCTGCATGCCCTAAACGTTCCTGAACATCTTTTAAAGAAGCTCCTGATTCAAAAAGGAGAGAGGCATGAGTATGTCGAAAACCATGAGTAGTGATTCTTTTAGTTAATTCTGGATGATGCTTATATATGACATTAAGCCACGAACGTGAAACTGTAGGATTATAGAGAAGACCATCATGGTGAAAAATTAAGTTTTCGCTTTGGATTGTAACGATCGTTTTGTTTTTTGTATAATACTTTCTCAATAAACTGATCAAATCATTGTCCAGATAAATTTTTCTTTTTCCAGATTTTGATTTAGGAGTATTTACGATCAATCTCCCTTGATAACCTCTTGTTACAGTTTTATTGATATTGAGTGTTTTGCTCTTAAAGTCAATATCCGACCAGGTCAGAGCAAAAGCTTCTCCTTTTCTTATACCTGTAAAAGCCAATAGGGAAAAGAATAAATATCTTTCATCATCATCGTTTCTTATTGCTTCTAGAAATTCGATTAATTCTTCTTTAGTATAAAATTCGATATTTTTATCTTCGATGTCTAGAGCTTCTCCGCGTGGAACAGAAACTAATTTCATAGGATTGCTAGTTATGATTTGTAAAGAAGCAGCGTAATCAAAAACATTAGATGTGTAATTTTTTATTTTCTTAAAAATTTTAGGATGGCTATCGGACCAAGTATTTACTGCTTCTTGACAGAAAAAAACGTCTATTTTGTCAATGAACTTATCTCCAAACACTTTTAAGATATGTGTGTCAAAAATTTGTTTGGTGGAGGACCAAGTGCTTTCTTTAACTGTCTTTTTATAATTCTCAAACCATAAGCTGTAAACATATTCGAATTTCTTGCTCTTTTGAGCTGTAGAAGCTTGCAGTCCTTTTTCCTGTATATCTGCCTCCAACCTTTTTAAAGCTCTCTCAGCGGCTAATGGCGTACTAAAACCTCGTCTTGTTGTTTTTCTTTTTTTTCCTGTTAGTGGATCAACTCCTAAGTACAGACTAAACTGATATTTTTCTTCTCCTTTTTTTGTTAAGTGCTTTTTAATTCGTTTATCAATTTCTTTTTTTGCCATCTTTTATCTTTCCTTTCGTACGTTTGTTCGGTTGTACAGTGGATTTCGAGATGGTAAAATAGGGTACAACAAATAGACCTACTTTACCGTAGCTCTTTGCACATTTGCGTTCTTGGTCGGGCGGCAAATGTGCTTTTTTATTTGATTATTAATTCTTGTCCTGGATATAGGAAGTAATTATTTGGGTCGATTCCATTTAATGCAAACAATTGATCCACCGTTATGCCTACACGTTCTGCTACTTGTTTTGGACTTTCTCCTGATTGTACAGTAGTCGTCGAGCCGGCAGATGTTTCCGTAGACGAAGAAGCCGGTGGAGCTGGTTGTGGTGGCTGACCTGCAGGTACATAATCTTGCGGAACTGATTGTTCAGTCGTGCTAGGCGGTGTCACTACTTGTTCCATGTTTGAACTTGGAGTAGCTTCTACGTAGTTTTCTACACTTTCCGCTGAGTAAGTACTACTAGTTTCAGGAGGCGTGTTCTGCGCAATAGCAGCTTGTTCTACTGTACTAGAAGATGTAATAGTACTTTCTGTTGTAGTCGAAGATGATTGTTCGTTGCTACTTGTTGAGCTAGTAGTTGTTCTAGAGTCTTTAGTTTTTTCCTTTTTGTAGGGTTTTAAAACTAATTTCTCTTTATCATCAGATTTATTAGATTTTTCTGGAGTCAAAATAATGTTTTTGTCTTCTTTGCTAACGGTATACTTGGCATCGTTATCCTTGTCTTTGTCGTCTTTCCAAGTCATAACATTACCTTCAAGAGTGTATTCAAATTTATAATTCATTTGATCAACTAGGCTTTTAGCAAATTCTTCTCCCATGGCTTCCCACTCATCGCTAGCTGTAGATTTCATTTTGCTTGTGTCAACACTAAGAGAAACGATATGATCAGAAAATGATGCTATCATATTTGGTTCGTCATCTTTGGTTGCTTCAATCAACCAATCATTAGCTTTTAAATCATCTGTGGTTACTTTTTTCCCACAAGCAGTGAAGAGTAGTAGGGAAGCAAGAACTAACAGACTTCCTATCATTTTTTTCATTTTTTATTCCTCATTTCTATGATATGATTTTTATTGGGGAATCTTAGAAATAAGGTTTCGAGTCCGTGTTGCTGCACGGGCTTTTTTTATTTAAATAAATCCCAAAAGCTAAACGTAGTCTTTTTATAAACTTTATTGTATGCAGCTTTTTTTGGGTCTTTAATCCATCCAGAGCCTTTCTTTCCATAACCAGGAATCACAGCTTTTTTCACAGCTCTTTTTGCCTTTCCAGTAGTTCTAGCGCCGATAGATTTCTTTATGCTCGGTTTTCTCATTCCAATTTTCATTTTATACCATCTCAAATTAATTATAGTTGGACAATATATACAACGACTTTCCCATAAATTTGAACGTATTTAGTATCATCATAATTAACCACAATATCAGTGAAAGAAATGTTAGAAGAATCAGGTCTAAAAATGATGCGATTATTTTGTTGATCATTTATATATCTTTTTACAGAAAATTCGTTATCGTTGCTAAAGACTACTATATCTCCATCTTTTAACTCATCACAGCTCTCTATTTTCTTTACAGCAATTAATGATCCATCAGGAATAACGTTATTCATGGAATCTCCATTTATTTTAGTAAAAAATACATCTTGATATCCTGCATATTTTCCCATGGCATAATCAGGAATAGCAATTTGCTCAATATGGTCTTGATCAAAAGCTTCGACTGAAGAAGGTATGCCGGCAGCAACAGAAGTGTCAAAAAAGTTATATTCTTGAATATCACTTGATAGAACTGTCATAATGTTTCCTCTATCAGTTTTAGTTCTGTTCAAAGTCATCCCTGCTGCATTTGCTTTTTCTGCTAACTCTACAAATTTATCAGCAACGAAACTTTTATTGTTTTCCTGTAATTCATCTAAAACTTCTTTCTTTAAATCATAATAATTGTATTCTCTGGAATATCTTGGATCTATATCAGATTTATCAACATTAAAAGCTTTAGCTATTAATTCAGCGTTTTCCATACTGATAGTTGATTTTTCAGTAAAATATCCCGATAGCGTCGTAACAGGAATACCTGTCATATCTGACAATTGTGCTCTTGTGTAGCCATGCGTAATTTTTTTTAAATTGTTAGCGATAATGGAGCGAGCTTTTTTATCTTCTTCTGATAATGGTTTTCTTGGCATGTTATTTTCTCCTCCTTTTTTATTAATAATATCGAATTAAATCAATGTAAACAAGTATAAAGTAGTTTTATAACAGTGTTTTTTAATTTAAAAAACGTCAAAAATCGTTGACTGGTCGTATAAACTAGTATAAAATAATTTACATAAACGAAGGAGGAATAAAAATGGAATTACAAATTACTTTGGAAGCAGCTAGAGTTATGATGGGATATTCTTTAAAAGAAGCAGCAAAACTCTTTGATGTTCACCATCAAACCTTAGCAAATTGGGAACAAGATCCGAATAAAATGAAGCAAAAATATGTGCAATTAATACCAGAAATATACCATTTTCCAACAGCAAATATTTTTTTTGGAAGTAAAGACGAGTTTATACGATATAAACTTCATAACGATTCATTTTTAATAAAATAACTTATGAAAAACATATTTATTCATTTTTAAGGAGTGTAATCCATGAAAGAACTAATCAAAGTAACAACAAATGAGGAGAATGAGCAGTTAGTAAACGGCAGAGAATTGCATGAGTTTTTGGAGGTAGCAACAGAATACAAAAAATGGTTTAGTCGTATGGCGGAATATGGTTTTGTTGAAAATATAGATTTCGTAAGGGTGACCCAAAAATGTCCGACCCCTGGAGGAATTCAGAATATTACCGACCATGCAATGAAATTGGACATGGCAAAAGAAATCTCAATGATTCAACGAACAGAAAAAGGAAAACAAGCGCGTCAATATTTTATTGAAGTAGAAAAAGAATACAAACAACAATTACTTGATACTTCAAAGCTAAGTCCAGAACTTCAAATGTTCCAAGGAATATTTAACGCAGTAGCTAAGCAAGAGTTAGAGACAAAACGTCTAGCAACACAAATGGAGAATATTACTGAAATTGTGGCATTGAATACAACTGACTGGCGTAGAGAATGTCGAAAGCTCGTAAATAAAATGGCGGAAACTCAAGGCGGATACGGTGCTTATCAAGAAATTCAAACAGCGATATATGAAGAAGTTGATCGTAGAGCTGGCTCCTCTCTCAAAACTAGATTAACCAATTTACGTAACCGTATGGCTGGCGAAGGTGTTCCAAAATCCAAGCGAGATAAGACAAATAAGTTAGATGTAATCGAAAGCGATAAAAGGTTAAAAGAAATTTATCTATCTGTAGTCAAGGATTTCGCTATTAAGTATGGAGTTTGGAAAGAAAAATAAAATTCGATAGGAGGCAAGTCATGAATATTCTAAGCGAAGAGTTTTTGACTCGTTTAAGAATTGCAATTGTTGAAGTTGTGAAGGACGCACTTAATCAGCTTTCAAAAAAGAATTTGTCAGAAACACGATATTTAAAAAAAATCGAAGCTAGAAAGTATGTGGGAGGTGTAAACGATCAAGGCTTTGAGAAGTTAATAGCTCACGGTTTAAAAGAAATTCGTATAGATGGCTTTTTAAGATATGACAAAAAAGACATCGATGAACTGATGGCTAAATACAAAATTTAAATGGAGGTCACTCATGACAGAAATCACAATCACGGATGGACATATGCCTCATACAGTTAAGACAAAAGAAGAAGCACAACGTATTATTGATCGATATTTTCCGGAAGGGGAGTCAACTATGCAAATAAGAAAACCAATCGTTGAGCGCTCGAGTAGCAAAATGCTGCTCGCAACACTTGCCGAACACAAAAAGCCAGTATACAAAGCTCGTCAGCTGCAAGCACTTTGCTATATCAGCTTAGTTCTAAACGTCATTTTATTGTCTGTTGTCTTTGCCGTTTTATAAAAAAAGGAGGTTAGAAAATTGTCGTACAACAAATGGACAAGAGAAGAGGAGCAACTTCTTATTCAAAATGTCAGATACGACCATCGCGGATTTGTTTGTAATTGTAATGAATTAGCTGAGTTACTTGGGATAGATAAAAAGCGTATTTGGCCCAAAATCCATCAAATGCGTAAAAAAGATTTGATCGATGAAGTTTATTGGGATGATCCAATCGAACCGCCTAACAAACTTTACAGTCAGCAAGAAGATAAAAAAATAATTTCTATGTATCAGTCAGGTTGTCCAGTAACAATAATAGCGCAGGAATTGATTAGAACTGAGAACGCGATTCGCTGTCGTCTTAATATCATGAAGAAAAATGGACAATTAGAAAGCAATCGAAAACGCAGGTACACAAAAAGAGAAGTTGAGTTATTAATATCAGAAATTAAATTCGATAAAAATGGTTACGTATTAAATATTGATTATTTAACTAGACTACTGCATAGACCAAAGCACGAGCTTTTCAGAAAAATTTGTCTATTAAGGAAACAAGGAGAAATAACTATAAAACCCGATCGTACAAAGGCTAGTCAGAACTGGTATGACGTAATGAAAAAACAAATTGATAATCATCACAAACTGATAGCTGCTCGATATAGCTATCAAAAAAAGACACGAACGCCGGCAAGCAGAATCGTGTCCTGAAAAATACTAATTACAAGGAGAGTTTATCACAATGAATGAAAAAATCCAAAATTTAATTAAAGAGTTAGCAGCTGAATGTGCAAATGATGATCTAGGAATGTCAGTTAGTGTAGTCGATGAAAAAGGGGAAGTCGTTCTTGGACAAGCTGGAAACGATAGCTTGGTTGCGTGGAGTGTTTACCGACAGTATGAGAAAACAAAACGTGATTTGCAGAATAATAATTGCAATTGTGAAACTCATGGTACTTTAAAACAATTGTTTGGTATTGAATATGAAGATCCAGAGTTTGAGGAATGGTATCAGGACTTTCTACGGTTTGCCGAAAAAATGGATCGCAAGAAAGGTGGTATCAAATTCTGATGATCTCAGTTAAAGGGCTAGGCGATGAAATGTTCGAAGCAATGATGCACAAAGCACAACAAGATGTACAAGACAAAATCTTAACTGCAGCAAAGTATGGACAAACAAGTTGCACTGTTCGTTCAAAAGGTCTGACACCATCATTTCTAGCAGCATTAGAAAGCGAAGGTATTTCAAACATCCAACGTGAAGAAGGAAGTGTCAAATTATTTTGGGAATTTTAGGAGGCAAATGATGAGTGTAAAGGATGTAGCTAAAAAGCAAATTTTAAAAATGGAACATATCATTGATCAAATCAACGAGGCGGAAGATTTACTTATCAGCTTGAAATCACCAGCACTGAATAATCTTAATGAGCTTATGACTGATATTTCCATCGGTGTGCCTACTCAATTTTTAGGGAGAGATTTTTTTCAAGAAGAACAAAGCAGGTGGCATAAGGTCCAACTTGAACGTGATCTTGGTATCACAGAGATTCAAGAAGAAATTCGTAATCTTGTTTCCAAATCAGTTCAAAAACGCATTGAGACACTTGAAAGTGAGCTGAAAGAAATGATTTATTATCGCGGTGATCAAGATGAACGATTTTGATTCATTAGGTGCTAGACAACAACTGCCAGAAGAGTTTAAACCAATTGGAATTGATTGGCAAGGGAATCCATTATATCCAGGTGATCCTTGCTATCTAACAGAAGATGGCTATGTACCAGTAGATGACATTTTAGAATACGCGCAACAACATTATCCAAAAATTGAACTAGGAGGAATTTAGGAATGGCAAATGACTTAACACAAACAACACAACGTTCATTAGACGAGCAGGTGATCAGTAATCTTGGGCGGTTACAAGAACAAGGCTTAGAAATGCCACCAGGATATAGTCCACAAAATGCGTTAAAAAGTGCTTTTTTCGAACTCACTAACAATACAGGAGGAAATTTGTTGCAGATGGCTGCAAACAATCAAGAAATGAAAACCTCCATTTCTAATGCACTTTTAGACATGGTTATTCAAGGGTTATCTCCAGCAAAAAAACAATGCTATTTCATTAAATACGGAAACAAGGTTCAGCTAATGCGTTCATATTTTGGAACAATGGCGGTCCTTGATCGTGTAACTGGAGGGGCAGATATTACGCCTGTAGTCGTTCGACAAGGTGATGAGTTTGAAGTTGCAATGGATGGACCGAACATGGTTGTCAAAAAGCATGAAACAAAATTCGAGAATTTAGACAATGAAATCATTGCAGCCTATGTAGTTATCAAGTTAGCGAATGGTAAAGAGACCACAACAGTCATGACGAAAAAGCAAATCGATCAGAGTTGGGCGAAGTCAAAAATGAAAGGTTCTGGACCACAAAATGAATTTCCAGAAGAAATGGCTAAACGGACAGTAATCAATCGTGCAGCTAAAACATTGATCAACACAAGCAACGACAACGATTTATTAGTTCAAGCTGCAAAAGATACGTTAGAAAATGAATTTGACAATGATCGGAAAGATGTAACGCCACAAACAGAAAAAGTGGCTACTCTCGAACAAAAATTCTTTTCAAACAAAAAGATTACTGAACCAATACAAAAAGAACCAGATCCGATTGTGATTCCAGATGATATCCAAGATGAAGTAACTCGAGTTGCTGACGTACCTGGCCATTCAGAAATAGAACAAGCACATTTAATTGAAAATGAGGATACCGATCCGATTCAAGAAGAATTATTAGATATTCCGGACTTTGGACGTGAGGAAGGTGTAGACGATGTCTCAGAATTTGAAGACGATGAGTACCCTTTCTGATGAAAATTATTACTCCAATGAAGCTGACTGGCAGTACATGTCGACATCACAATATAAGTCCTTTTTAAAATGTGAAGCCGCAGCCTTAGCAAAGTTGAAAGGCGATTGGTCACCGACGTCGGATCCCAAAGCCTTACTCGTCGGAAACTACGTACATTCTTATTTTGAATCAAAAGAAGTACATGAAGCGTTCAAAGAAGAAAATAAATCCAGAATGTTTTCTAGTAGGAAGCCGTATGGATTGCTGAAAGATTTCCAAATTGCTGAACAAATGATTGAACGACTTAAACAAGAAGAAGTGTTCATGAACATCTATCAAGGTGAGAAAGAAATGATTGTGACTGGGGAACTATTTGGAACGACATGGAAAGGCAAGATTGATTGCTTGAATGTTGAGGATGAGTATTTTGTTGATATCAAAACAACAAAAGACATGCATGAACGGAAATGGAACGAAAACTATGGATCAAGAGAAACGTTCATTGTCAATTTTGGTTACGTGCTTCAAATGGCGATTTACCAGAAATTACTTTTCCAACAATATGGAAAAAGTTTTATGCCGATCATCGCCGCAGTGTCCAAGCAGACACCAAGCGAAGCAAGACTGATCACGATTGATCAGGACAATATGGATTATGAGCTGGTTATGTTAAAAGAAAAAATTGAAAGAATTGTCAGAGTGAAGAACGGCGAAGAGAAGCCGAACCATTGCGGTTTGTGCGAGTACTGTAGAGGTAATCTTCCAATTACTGGATTCACTAGCATGGACGATCTTTAAACGGAGGTGCTTTGCGAATGAATCTAGGATACATCAAGTTATACCGTAAAGTGACTAGTTCATTCGTTTGGACCAATTCCGATATGTTCAAGCTATGGATATTGTGTTTAATGAAGGCTAGTCATGAAGATAGAAAATTTTTATTTAACGGTCAAGAAGTACGGCTGACAAGCGGACAATTCGTTACAGGCGCCCACGCAATAGCAAAAGAATACAACGAAGGAGTGCCGCGTGACAAAGCAATTGCATGGCGAACACTATGGAGATGGATTAAGAAATTTGAAAGTGAAGAATTATTGACAATCCAATCGAACGCTAGATACAGCGTTATAACAATAAAAAATTGGTCTGACTATCAATCGAGTGACAAACCAGTGACAAGCGACGGACAATCGAGTGACAAGCCAGTGACAACAAACAAGAATGATAAGAATGATAAGAATGAAAAGAATAATAATAATCCTCGCAACTCTCGAAAAACACGAGAGTATGCAGATGACGATCCAAATAAAAAATTGGCCATTCTTTTATTAAAACTCATTCGAAAAAATCAAAACATCAAGGAACCTGATTTGGATAAATGGGCGAATACGATTCGTTTAACAATCGAGTCTGACAAACGAACTGGTAGAGAAGTTCAAGACATGATTGTTTGGGCCACAAGTAATGATTTCTGGTCAGGCGTAATCTTATCTCCAACGAGTTTGAGAAAACATTTCGATAAAATGGCTATCCAAAAAAATAAAAGAACGCAACAAAATATTTCTAATGATGAGTTACCAGAAACAGGTGAGGATTGGTAATGGATAAAAAACTAAGTGCAATGGCTGCACCTTACGGCGGATTAAAAACAGCAGATCATAATTGTCCGAAATGTGGTGATCCATTGTATATCTGGAAAACAAAAAATAAAGATGGTACTGATCGTTGCGGTCCTACATGTATCAATAAGATTTGTGGTTATCGAGAAATGGTGACGAAGAATCAGAAGGAAGCCATCAAAAAAGCGAATGAAGCTAGAAAGAAAGACGCGATTAATCGAATGCTTAATAGCTCAATGATTACAGATGATGCAATATGGGCCTTCGATTTTGATGGATACAAAGTAGTTGATCAGGAAACAGCACAAATAAAAGTGATGGCTCAAGAATGGGCTAAAAAAATTGTAAATGGTAGCACGATTCACACGGTTATTACTGGTAGAACAGGAGCTGGAAAAACTCATTTAGGTGCTGCAGTGATCAAAGAAGTGATGAGGGCATCTAATTATAAAATTGCCTGTTCATTTATAAGCTATCGAGAATTATTAGAGCAATTGAAGTTCGCAATGAATGATCCAGAAGCAAGAAAAGCTGTGACAGGTTCGTTGATGGCTGAAATTAAAAAGACGGATTTTGTAGTGATCGATGATTTAGGTGCGGAGCTAGGAAGAATGGAAGAAAACAATCAAGCAACGCCATACGATGTTGATGTTCTCACATCGCTCACAGAAGCTCGTTTAAACAAAGCTACGATATTCACGACCAATTTATCATCGAAGCAATTAAAACACGCGTACGGTGAACGAGTGTTCTCTCGTGTAATGAATGGAACGAAAGGGAACATCGCTGTATTCAAAACAACGACAGATAAAAGGAGGAATCCAGTTTGACCTTTGTAGTAAAGAAAATGTGTTATCTGAATGATCGTGGATATGGTGAAGCAAGTCTTGAATATGCGGATCACCACGAAACAAAAGAAGAAGCCCAGCTTGTTGCCAGCGTCTGTGGTGGCGAAGTAGTAGAGGTTATTAAACCAGAACGGCGTTTTTCAGGACCAAAAGCTATACCAGTAAGGGAAGAGGCTTGCCGTCCGAAAAGTAACCAAGCATGGATGAGGGGTGCAAAATGACTTGTTTAAAATGCAACGATGAAACGGTTATTTGGTATAAGACATCGCTTGGATGGTCAACTTGTGAACCCTGTCCAATATGTAATGAAAATGGACGACGTTCGAAAGAGCGACTCGAAAGACTAAAGAAGGAGCATAGCAAATGGCAACCAGAAGCAAATACGGAAACAAAAAGCACGAAGTAGACGGCATCACATTTGATTCAAAAGCAGAAGCTCGTTATTACATGAAGTTAAAACGAAACGGTATGAGTTTTATGCCTTTATCTGAAACCTACTGTGCCATGCAAGAAAATGTTCTGCTGCAAGAAGGGTATCTATGCAACGATCGTAAGATTGCACCGATTTATTATAGAGCCGATTTTGTAATCTATGAAAATGGCCAAGTAAAAAAAGTGATCGATGTGAAAGGTTATCAAGACGCAATCTCTATGCTGAAGATGAAGATGTTTGCTCATCGATACGGTTTTCCAGTGACGTTTGCAAAATTCGATTCAAAAATCAATAATTTCATTGAAATGGACTGCTTTGAATCAGCAAGACAACAGAGGAAAAGACAAACGGAACGAAGAAAAAAGAAATTAATGGAGGCAAATTGATGGTTGAGGATATTTTAGAGGGTTTGATGTGTGAAGGTTGTTACAGTTTTATTGATGGTGAAGCGCCAGGATATCCACGTCTTTGTGAAGACTGCCAAGAATAATTAAATATTTCGGAGGGAAAATAAAATGACAAAACAAGTAAATTTCAGACCAGAATTGAAGAAAGTGACATCAAAATCTAATGGAAACACAGAAGTATTACTAGTTGTTAGCAATGGATCGCTGAGAGGTAGCACTGAAAATCTAACTGAGTTTCTTGGATCAACAGTGACTGTAGTAATTCAACCAGAAACAATCGAATACACAGTGCCAGTAAACAAACAAACGAAGAAACCAAATATTGAATACGTTGTGAATTCAGATGGCACAATCGAAATGCTCAAAGAAGAGCAGACTTCACTTGATGTCGGTGATGGTGTAGAAGAAGTTGAAAATGTAACAATCTTAGTATCGAAAGAAACGATTGACGAATTTATTAAAACAGCAACGACATTACAACTACCAGAAAATATCACCGTAAATATTCGAGACGTTCTTATCCGTTTAGATGAAGGCGATAGTATGAATGAAATTGCTGCAGATCATGAATTATCAGAAACTGCTTTAATTGATCAAATCGAATTAGCTAGACAATACTTTGCTCCATATGCAGATACCTGGTCCAAACATAAGGATGACATCATTTTTCCAGAGGAACAATGAGAGCAACTGATCCAGTAATTATCCTTGAGGAAGCCAAATTTATTTGGACTCACGAAGAGATAGAGCAAGCACGCTTGCTCTTTTCTCAAGGAGTTAAGCCGAGCAAAGTAGCTGAAATAATGGGTCAAAAGATTCTTGATGTCGGATTGCTTTTGCTCCATTTAGCAGAAAAAAATCTAATTTGAGGTGGAAATGATGATTCAACTTGCAGGCATCCAAACAGGGAAAATTTATTTTTCCGGTGAAAGCAAAAGTGAAGCAAGTCAATGGTTGCTTAAAACATATACGAATAATAAGAAGCTAAGAAAAAAATATCCTGATGCGTTGCTAAAGGATGATCAGATTATGCCGGAACCAATGATTTTTACCAAGTGGGATAAATAAAAAAAGAATATCGCGTAACGAATAATAGTTGCTCGGCTAAATAGTTAGAAATGTTAAAAAAAGCAAAAAATCCGACGTGTAAGGTCGGCTGGGAAACAGTAAAAATCGAACGATATATATTCCAGAAAGGATGTTTGTATGGGAAAAACAAAATCGAAAATCAAGAAGAAAAAACGTCGTTTGGAACAAAAGGCAATCCAGAATGGAACGGCTAAGAAAAAATAAAAAAGCTACCCCTTTCGAGATAGCAGCGCAATACTATTTTACCATAAGGGGTGGCGTTTGTGAGATTTCATTGGTTAAAAGATTACCAAGAACTAGATGAGCAGATTCTTTACTTAAAGTGGAATCTTAATAAAAGTAAGCTTGAATTGAATCGATGGGTCTGTGGTGATTTAGCAAACGTCCGCATCGAAAAGAATTCGAGAACTTCTTATTTAGAAGAGAATATCCAAAAGATAGAAAATGAATTGGAATTGTTGATCGAGCAAAAAGAAGAAATGTTATTGCTGATAGATAGCTTTTCTGGTATTGATAATCAAATTGTTAAGATGAAATATGTTGATCAAATGAGCTTAGAAGATATTGCTGAATTCGTTGGATACAGCTCATCGTATATCAGACAGCGACATGCAGAAATCAGAAAGACATTGAACTTTTTAGATGAGTACGAACACAGACAAGCTGGCCGATTGAAAAAAGAAAACGAAATTGATTTTTACAATAGCGAGAAGTACAAAGAACAACTCTCTTTATTCTAAGATTACAATGTTCACTAAATGTTCGAATATTGTAACTATGTAAACATTGTTAGCAGCATGATATTCTATTAGTGTCAAAAAAATATGAAAGAGCCAAGATATCCCAACTGTTTTATTAATTGGTATCTGTGGCTCTTTTCTATTGCCTTTGATTAGACAGCAGCGCACAAAAAACTAAACACGTTCTTGTCGTCTTTCAACTGCTGCTGTCTATTAAATTATTTAAGGAGGGGATTGTATGCATCATTATATTACGAAGTATAGAAACGAGCATAATGAACGAAAAGCGGTTGCGTGGATTCAGTTAAATCTTTTTGGTAAAGCATATTGCTTATTCAAAAGAGAAATCGCAATTTAAAAAAGAGACCGGTGAGCGGTCTCTTTACGGTTTTAACCTTTTCTAAAGGTTGTGTACTCCTCCTAAATTCTTCATCCGTTGCTGTCTATTAATTTATGTATTGGAGGAAAAACGAATGGATAAAGAAATCAAAGCAACTGTCAAATTAGATTTGACTGAACTAAAAGAACTGCTCAACTGCTGTCTATTAATTTATGTATTGGAGGAAAAACGAATGGATAAAGAAATCAAAGCAACTGTCAAATTAGATTTGACTGAACTAAAAGAACTGCTCAACAAGGCTAGTGACCAAGTCGAACAGTTACAAGAAACTTTAGATGAAATTGCTAATTTTAAAATCCAAGTTTCTTAGCAGTATATTTTTTAGCAGCTGCACTCATGAAATCAGACCAAGTATCAAAATTTGTATTATCAGATACGAATGCATCCATTTGATCATCAGGAATCGCGGCAAACGATTCTTCAGAGCTGCAGTCAAATCCGCTAACCTCAAAGAATTCCTCAATGGAGTTAAATTTGGTATTAGCTGAAACAAAATCATTTGTAAATAACTCGGACATTGGAACGCTATGTTCACCGTCCATTTCTTGGGCAGCTTTTGCCATTTTGTTAAGTTTTTTACTTAAATCATCAAACCCGTTACTCATATATTCACNACCTATAATTTATTTCAGTAGACCACTTACCGATAAGAAAATTATACCAAAGAAAGGAATGTAAAAAATGAACACGGAAAGAATTGTTTTAGAAGCAGAAGAAAAAGAATTTATTGAAACGGTTATTAGTTTTGTAATTGAGAAAGGCTGGACGATTTCTAATTTGCAAAATGCTGTATCAAAAGCGGAAGATTATATGAAAAAAAATGCCACATTAACAGAGCTGACAATTGGTATGCCAGCTCAAATTAAAGATTAATAGAATCTATATTTNTATTGCCCACCACCACGAACAATCAAATACCATCTACCAGGACCACTGACTGTGATATTTACCGGTGTTCTAGTGTAATTGAAGTTCTACTCTTACAGATAATGAACCGCTGGATTCAGCATAAGGAACCTGCACCATGTTTTTCACCTCCTTATCGGCTATTTCAGCAGACCACTTGCTGATAACTAAAATTATACGCTTAGGTCATTGGAAAAAGCTGATAGTGAATTTGCAGAAAAATACAATTTAACTAAATAATTAAAAAGGTGGGTGAAGAGAAATGATGGCGTTAATAATTTCAATTTTTGCGCTCTGTCTTAATGTCTATATGATTGGATTTAAAAATGGGCAAAATAAAAAATAGTAGCAGCCAAGAATAATTTTATAGTGTCACTGTGGCGGAAGTAGAGAGACGCAAAGGTGGAGGTAGGAAGCGTATGGCGCACTATCGGGACCTTGTACAAAACTAGAAAGGACTAGTACGTGAGTGGTGCGATTCCACTCCAGTGACTTTAAGCAACCGAGGGGGGTATGAACTCGTGTGGTGCGAGCCCTAGGGAGGAACAGGATAACCGCCTGTGTGTAGGTTGNATTCCACTCCAGTGACTTTAAGCAACCGAGGGGGGTATGAACTCGTGTGGTGCGAGCCCTAGGGAGGAACAGGATAACCGCCTGTGTGTAGGTTGCTATTACATATTAGATCACTCTTTGAGTGGTCTTTTTATTTTGCTAAAGGAGGAAAAACGAATGGATTCATTAGACTTTTTACAAAACGATGTAGTGAAAGAGTTGAAAGAAAAAGGATTCGAATTAGAAGATATTCAAAAGATGACTTTTGAGGATATGGCCAACAATTTATACTATCCTAAGTTCCGCCTTGAAGTAGACAGTCAGTACGGTGAATCTGTACTTTATGCAAGCGAGAAAGTTGTGAGCGAAAAGGATTCATTTATGTACACTTTGCCTAACGGTACTCTGATTATTACTAAACCTGCACTATCAAAATACATCGAGAAATTTGTTGTAGAGTCTGGTACGCAACACAGCGAATTTGGGAAACCATTTTATATAAAAAAACGCAATGAACCTTGGGATCGAGATGAAGAATGTCTTGAGTATGAACGAAGCATATTGAAGAAGCGTGATGAAAAACCGGAACCTCCAATAAGAAAGGATTAACACCATGAGAAACTACTGGTATGTATCACTAACAAACCGATATCCTCAACCGAACGCAGATGATCCAGTGAGGGTTGTCCAATCAGTCCAAATTAAAAAGAAGTACTCCATTGTTGAAATGGAGAGAGAAGCAACACCAAAAGAGATAGATAAATGCAAGCTGATATATTGCGGTCATGGCTATTGGAAAGACGAGTATATCCAATACAATATAGAGAGGTACATCAAATGGTTGAAGGGATATTCAAAGTGCAAGAAGCTTTAGTGAATGTTTATGTCGGAAAGATGCAATAGCATTAGCAAGTAATTATTAGATGTTTTTAGGAGGGAAACTATGAAATTAAAAGATTATATCAGAGAAGGGTATAACATTGTAACTACACCAAATCTAGCTTACAAAATTCAAGAAGATTATCCCAATGCTTTAGTGTTTACTGATAGAGCTTTAGATGCCATTCCTATAGGGAAGTTATTAGTAGATCATTTTTATAGCAATAATCCAGCTGTTCTTAGTGCTAAGCCACTTCAAAACGCTTATGCTATTGAACGCTTTACTTGCGAGTTTACTGGATATGAGACGTTATTACCAATGACAGAAAATACATTCAAAGTAGAATTAGGAAAGACATACGATCAAGATGGTAATGAACCATTGTACGATACCAAACCTAACCTATTAGAGATCAAACTAAAAGATACTAACTCAGTACCAGAGGTTTGGTACAAAGGTGAGAGGTTGGATGAATTGCCTAAAGGTCTAGTAGACATCTCGTATCATTGGAAGACTGATGGCTTTACTGATGGTGATCGTGGTGCTAACGATATTAACATAGAATACTATCCAACACAGAGTGGCAAGTACCTCGATAAGAAGATCATCGAGCACAAGAGAGATGTGTAAATGAAAGAAGCTAGACCTAGAGACGAGATAGACAAACTATACAAGACCAAACGATGGCGAGACCTAAGGCAAGTAGTAATAGCTAGGGACTTCGGCATGTGCCAAGAGTGCAAGCGTCGAGGGCGGAACACAAGGGGCACGATCATCCATCACATAGTCGAGGCGAGGGAAGACCTGTCACTGTTCTGGTCCGTAGATAACCTTGAATGTATCTGTGTAGCTTGTCACAACAGAGAGCATCCAGAGAGATCAGGCGGGAAGAAGAAACCAAAACCTAAATCACATATCGTTAAAATGTATTCAACTCCTGAAAGATAAGTTTGCAGCGAAATGAAGGTAGCCCCCCTACTCTAAAAGATTAAAGAGTAAGGCTTGAGAAGAACGGTGCTGTCCCACCTGTATACTATTACCGCTTTTTAAACTTTTTAGGAGGTAAATCAAACTGATGAAAGAAAAATGGAAAGAAGTAAGCGGCTTCGACGGATTGTATTTTGTTTCAAATGACGGTCAAATAAAGTCGGCTAAAACAGGAATGATTCGAAAATTAACTCCAGATAGGGATGGTTATTTAAGAGTAAATTTGTGCAAGGATGGTAAACAAACCAATCATAAAGTCCATCGGTTGGTAGCTACAGAGTTTATAAAAAATAATGAAGGCTTGCCTTATGTAAATCATATTGACGAAGATGTTACAAATAACAAAGTGAGCAATTTGGAGTGGTGTACTCATAAATATAATGTTAATTACGGAAATGCGATAAAAAGAAGCTCAGCTACAAGACGAAAAAGATACGGAAAGAAAATATTGATTACGTTCCCGGATGGTACAGAAAAAATATGTAATTCAATCGTGGAAGCATGCGAAAAATATGGACTGGTGGATAGCTCGATAGTTAACTGTCTTAAAGGAAGACGAAAATCATGTAAAGGTTATAAATTTCAATACTGTTAAAATAATGTTTCCTGCTATGTTAAAGAAAGGAGGTATGTGATATGCCGCAACCAGCGAAGAGTGCAAAATTACAATTATTAAACGGAAACCCAAACAAGAAGAATACCGAAGAACTCCGCAAGCGAGCGGTCGCAGAAGACAAATTAAAAATGGCTACTGACAAAATCAAACCGCCGTTATGGCTAGATTCGCTAGGAAAGGATACCTTTGAGTTTATCGCCGATGAATTGCTGTCTGTGGATTTAATCAGTAATCCGGACGTCCATACAATGGCTCTCTACTCCAATTGGTATTCGCAATACGTTTCTTTAGAAAAACAGCTTCGAAAACTACAACGAGAGTACAAGTTGAACTATGCGCTTGCGAAAAAGGAGGCAGAGGCGAGAGGTGAGCCATTTAATGAACCTAATGAATTAATTGGTAATCCGCTCTCTCGGCAGATGGATACAGCGTCGCGGAATCTCCGTTCTTTTGGCAGTGACCTAGGCCTATCGCCTTCTGCTAGAGCTAAATTAGCTATTAAAATGGCTGATGACGGCGGTGATGACGATGACGACTTCTAATATTTTAGAAATGTCCTACACCGAACGTGTGGACTATTGGCAGAACTATTTAGAGGAACAGGCGTCGTGGGGAGGCTATCTAAAACAAGCGTATCCAGAGTTGTTAACTACTTGGTATGCGGAACGATTAATCGATGGAAGCATACCAGCCAGCAAAGAAAATATTCAAGCTGCTAAACGGCATATGCGTGATTTGCAGCGCCAAGGAACAGATGATTTTCCTTGGATCTTTGACGAAGAAAAAGGTCACCGGCCTATTAGATATATCGAAAAAAAATGTAAACCAACTGAAGGCGACTTTGGTTCGTTTGTTTTGCAACCTTGGCAGCATTTCATAATTGGATCCATGTACGGATGGGTACATCGTGATACAGGAGAGCGTCGCTTCCGCGAGGCTCTTATTTTTGTTGGACGTAAAAACGGGAAGACAAGTCTTATCTCGGGCCTTTCCACATACATGGTCGCTTATGATGATGAACAAGGCGCCAACGTTTACGTATTGGCAAATGCTCGTGATCAAGCAAGCTTGTTGTTTGATAAGGCCGCAGAAATGGTCAAACAATCGCCGGCGCTCTTTAAGAAATTTGGTAAGCCTAAACGATCAAGTATTAATTATGCTCCCGCCTTTTCTAAAATGGAACCACGCGCCTCAGATAGCCGGAAATTGGATGGGCTAAACACTCATTTTGGTATTTTTGACGAGATCCACGAGTTTACGAATTACAAGCTGATCAACGTTATCAAGAAATCAAGAGGAACCAGAAAACAGCCTCTGATAGTTTATATCACAACTGCTGGATATGTATTAGATGGTCCGTTGATGTCTTATTTTGAGCAAGGTGTGGACTGTTTGGAACATTTGGAAGATGACATCGATGAACGGACTTTCTATTATCTGGCAAAACTTGACAGTGCGGAAGAGGCTGATGACCCAAGATTATGGATCAAAGCCAATCCGAATATTTGTCTAATGAATTTTGTTGGCATGCTAGATGACTATGTTAAGGATAAAAAAGATCCAAAAGAATATGCTGACTGGATCACTAAGCAATTTAACTTGTTTTCCGATATCGATGAGCTGTCATTTGTCGATATGCCAACGATTAAGAGAAACAATAAAACCATTGACATTGAAACGCTCGAAGGCAAAAAGTGTGTCGGTGGTTTTGACTTGTCCGAAACAGAAGACTTTACCGCAGCTGTTTTAGAATTCCCGCTTGAAACCGGCGAGGTATTCATTTTGCAACATACATGGATCCCGCAAGCTAGATATGATCGAGATAATAACCAGGAGCGTATCAAAGCGTGGGAAAAGGCGGGGGATTTAACGATTATTCCTGGTGATTACGTCAATTATGAATACGTCTTGAACTGGTTTGTGGAAAATTCAAAGATCTACGACATTGTAAAAATCAATTACGACAAGGCTAAAGCACTGCGGCTGAACAAGGAATTAGAAAATGCAGGATTTGAAACTGCCGAGATCCGTCAAGGGTTTCTATCGCTAGGTGGTCCGATGCAAAACTTCAAGGAAATGCTATTGGACGGCAAAGTGATTTTCAACAATTCCAAGCTTTACCGATGGTATCTATCCAACGTCAAGCTGGTGATGGATCGCAACTCAAACTGGATGCCGTCTAAGCAGTCCAAGAGTAGAAAAATAGATGGTTTTGCAGCAAGTTTGAACAGCCACGCCGAAGTGTTGAATATGTTGGTTAATCCTGTCGGAACCGGGAAAGTAACCTATTACTCGATTTCCGATTTAATGAATATGTAAGAAAGGTGTGGAGGAATGAGTATTTTAGATCGTTTGCGTTCTTTTGGCCGAGCGAAGCCGAAAGCGAGCAAACAAGAGTATTTTTTGAATGACCCGGGATTGATACCGTATTTAGTCGGAAAAGATGAAATATCAGAAGGGATTTTTTCCGTAATTAGCCGTGTATCGAACGTTTTTGCGTCTCTCCCTCTCAAAATGATAGATGTGGAGTTTGGCCAACCGGACGACTGTCCTGCATACAACTTGTTGAGCGAAGGCCCTCGATATTTTACAAAGTTTGATTTTTTCCGGGACGTGGAAGTTTTGAGAAACTACCAAGGGAATGCGTATGTGCAGATTTTCCGAAATATCAATGGAGAAGTAGCAGATATGGCGTTAGTAAAACCTGGTGCTTGCCATCCAGTGATTGATATGGATAGCGGGGAGCTTTACTACCAAGTAACTGCGACTGACAAAGGCAGTTACAAGCAAGTTATCTATGTACATTACATGGAAATGCTCCACTTTAAACAACCGAGGTTTGGCGGCTTGGAAGGTACAGACCCCACAAAAGTATTAACGAATACCCTCGGATATGATCGAGAAGTCCGAAAAATCTCTTTAAGTCAGCTTAAAGGAAGTAATGAAGGGCTGAAAGTTAAGTTTGCTAGCAATATGGATGAAGAAGCTAAAAAAGCTACAGTTAAAAACATTGCTGATTTTTATCGACAAAACGGTGGACTACTTGTGGAAGAAAACGGTGTAGAAATCGAACGTTTACAACGAGAGCTGGTAGACAGCAAGCTTTTAGATACTGATAAAGTATCTCGCTCCAGAATCGCGATGGTCTACAACGTGCCGGAACATTTCATCGGGAATAACCAGTCGAGTTACTCTTCACAGGAACAGCTTAATATGGAGTTTTTGACATACAATCTAGTACCGACCGTTAATCAATATGAAGCGGAACTAAATAAGAAAACACTATCGAGAGCTGAAAAAGCTAAGGGTTATCGATACAAGTTTAATATCGCAAGTTTGCTAAGAGCTGATACACAGGCCAGGGGGCAGTTTTACCAGATTATGCGCCGAGGTGGAGCATATTCTGCCAATGATGTTCGCCGCTTTGAGGACTTGCAGCCAATAAATAAAACCGGTATGGATGATTACCATATTTCCGGAGACCTATATCCAATCGATATGGATCCAACATTAAGAAAAACAACCTCGTCTAAAAGCGTAGCCGAAAACGGTTAGGCTTTTTTAGTTTGCACCGAAGGGAGGTGGAAGGATGAAAAAAGTGACGTTAAGCGGCGATGTCGTGGATAACGATACCGCGTGGTTATATGACTGGTTTGGGATTGATTGTATCTCACCAGGGAAAATTTCTGCCGCTCTTACAGAAGCAGCGGGGGATGAAGTAGAACTTGATATCTCATCGAACGGTGGGGATGTCCTAGCGGCAAGCGAAATATATACCGCTATCCGTGCCTATCCGGGAAAGGTATCCGGAAATGTTGTGAGTATTGCAGCAAGCGCTGCAAGTGTAATCGCTTGCGCTTGCGAACCGCTTAGAATCTCGCCAACAGCACACATCATGATTCACAACGCATGGGTGACCACTAGCGGCAACGCCGAGGAATTAAAAGCCGATGCGGAAATGTTAAGCAGTGTGGATGAGTCTATCGTTAATGCTTACGAGATCAAGACAGGACTCGACCGGAAAAAGCTTGCTGATTTAATGGCAAAAGATACTTGGTTAAACGCACAAACAGCAGTGGCGGAAGGTTTTGCGGATGAAATTATGTTTGCAGAAGCACCAGTAACGGTACTCAATGCCTCTCAACCGGTTATTCCAAAAAACGCGGTAACTAAGTTGAAAAATCTAATACTCAAAGCGGAAACACCGCAAGAAGAAACGCTCTTGCAGAAAAAACTAAAAGCCTTAAATGGAGGGAAAAACGAATGAATTTAGAACAATTAAAAAATGCGTGGGTCGAGGCGGGAAGTAAAGTCTCTGATTTAAACGCGCAACTCAATGCAGCATTGGTTGACGATGAAAAAACAGAAGAAGATGTAGTAAGTTTGCAAGCACAAGTAAAAGCAGCACGGGCTAAACGGGACGGATTGAAAGAGCAAGTGGCAAATATGGAAGCCGAACAAGTCTTAAACGTCCAAAAAGAACCATTAGACAAAAAAGATGAAAACTTGAAAAACAAGTTTATCAAAGACTTTAAAGCGATGGTCAATGGTGATCCTGCTATTATGGCTACTTTGACATCTAATACGGATGAATCTGGTAATGCTATCGGATTGACTATTCCTGTAGATGTACAAACGACTATTCATACTTTGGTTCGTCGATTTGACTCTTTGCAAGAATACGTAAACGTTGAAAAAGTGACCACTGCTAGTGGTTCTCGGGTTTATGAAAAATGGTCTGATATTAAACCACTGACCGCTTTGGATACTGAAGACGGTGAAATCCCAGCAAATGATGATCCTGCACTTCACTTGATCAAATACTTGATCAAACGCTACGCAGGTATTTCTACAGTAACTAACAGCTTGCTAAAAGATACTGCCGAAAACATTTTGGCATGGTTGTCTAAATGGATCGCGAAAAAAGTAGTTGTTACTCGCAATACAAAAATCTTGGCAGCTATTGATGGAATCAAAGTGGCACAAAAGAAAGATGTTAAAGATGTTGATGGAATTAAAGATATCGTAAACGTCCAACTTGATCCAGCTATCGAAGCTACATCTATGTTTATTACAAACCAAGATGGCTTCAATGTTTTAGATAAAGTGAAACGTGCTGATGGATCTTACTTGTTACAAAAAGACGTAACTTCTGCAACTGGATATACTTTCTTGGGTAAACCAATCAAGAAAATTGCTTCTCGTTTCTTGCCAAATAAAGGGGAAAAATCTGCTCCTAAATATCCACTGTACATTGGTGATCTGAAAGAAGCCGTTACATTGTATGATCGCGAAAACATGAGCTTGCTGACAACGAATATTGGTGGTGGAGCTTTTGAAACAGATACCACTAAAGTGCGGGTTATCGATCGATTTGATGTGCAGTTAGTCGATGATGAAGCGGTTGTTTTAGCTACATTTACATCTATCGCAAACGAAGTGCCAGTAACAAAAGTTTAAGGAGCTGATTCCTTATGATTCTTGATCCTAAAACGGATTTAGACGAAATCAAAAACGCACTAAAGATTGATACCGATGATGACGATGTGGAAGTAAGCCGTGCGGTACAAGCTGCAATTGCATACATTAGAGGGGCTATCGGGAATGATAAGCCCTCTTTTTATAAGCAAGAAAATGACACGGTTGATCTGATTAATTTAGCTATTCTGCAATTAGCAGATCATTATTACAACGCTCGATCAGCAACCGTGAGTGGGAACTTGCGAGAGTACGATTTAGGTTTTACAAGCCTAATCTTGCAACTCAAAGCAAGTTATTTGCTTTTTGTGGAGGAGGAGTAGCGTATGCCCCTTATTCAAACAGGAAATTTAAATCAACGCATCAAGTTTGTCCGAGATACGACGGTTAAGGATGAGGACGGGCAAGTTGTCCCGACTTCTACAACCATTCTTACTTGCTGGGCAAGTGTGCAGACACAACGCCTGAACGATATTAAGACGTCCATTGGCACGGCTTTGGAAGGAACACTGACGTTCATTATTCGCTATCAACAAAAATCAGAGCTAACCAATGATATGAAAGTGCGTTGGAATGGAAAAACGTTTGAAATCATTACGATTACGAAAGGCGAGTTTGCGAAGGACTTCACGACAATCATTGCAAAAGAGGTTTTAAAATGAGTGTAGAAGTCGATGCAACCGAAGTGTACAAAGCGCTTAGGGAAGTAAAAGCAAACGTTCAACGAGTGGAAAGCCCAGCACTTAGAAAAGCTGGGGAGTACGCTCAAGAAAAGTTACGACAAAACACACCTTACTGGGATGGAACGAAGTCAAACGGTAAACGTGGTTCGTATATGCAAGAACATGCTAAGAACCATGTGGTTACAAGCTCGGTAAAAAACGGATTGATAGAAGTCGGCTATGACAAAGATGTTTCTTGGCGGATGCACTTTATCGAGTTTGGAACAATCAAACAACGTCCAAAAGGTTTCGTACAAAAAACACAAAAACAAATCGAAAAACAAGTAACACAAATCATTGCTGACGAAGTAAAAAGGAGGCTAGGACTTTGAAAACGGCAGTATCACAAGTCTATTCAATTCTGAATAGCAATGAAAAAACAAAGAACATTGATTTTTACACCAATAGTGTTCCGGAATCAGCTCAAACAGTACCTAGCCTTCCAGTTGGCAGAATTATAGAGATATCCGGCAACTATGAAGATTTCGCAAGCAACAATCCTTTGACCATTCAATTTAATGTACAGGTAGATGTATGGGTGTCAACCATGAAAGAGGTTGATGCCTTTTATTTTGCCCTTGATGAGGTTATGAGGGGGAATGGTTGGCAATGCGCATACACGGAACAAACAGATGACGAGGATTTGGAAGGTGCAAAGCGGATTATCAAACGATATGTAGCAAATATTTCACTAAATTAAAAGGAGAGAAAATAGATGGCAACAGTAGGATTTGAGAGCATCACTTTTTTCGTAAAAACAGATGCAAAAGGCACTCTAAAAGAATTAGTAGCAGATAAGGCGAAAGGCGGAGCGATCGAAGCTAAAATTACTGGATTAGGCGCAACTTCTAACATAACACACGCTTCAAACGTACCGTTCTTCATTGCAAGTAAAGGGGTTTCGTCGCCAAAAGTTACGCTTGACGTGGCAGACTTAATGGATAACGGCATTTACAGCGAAATCATTGGTGCTAAAACAGTGGATGGTGTAAATGTAATTGGTTCAGAAACTCAAGCGCCTTACGTGTCGGTAGTCATGGTTACAGCGAACAAAGAAGGAAAACGCTTATTCATGGGATTGGCAAAAGGAAAATTCAGTCATCCAGATATCAACATGAAAACAGCTGAAAACAAAGGGGTAGAATTGCAAACCGATTCTATCGAAGGAGAATTCATTTCTGATGAACGTGGGTATGTATTTATGACTGCCGTAGAATCAACAGACATGACCTTACAAAAATTCAAGGACTTGGTAAATAACAAAGGGGTGTAGTAGTTAATCCTGCATCTACACCAATGACAGATACAGGGACACCAAAAGAACCAGAACCAAAAATTGATACACAAGGTTAGCCATTTTTGGCTAGCCTTATTTTTTGTAAAAACAAGGAGGAGAACAAATGATTGAATTGCAATTGAAACTTGACGGAAAGAAAAAAACATTCAAACAACAAGATATTTCCGCGCGTGCAATGCGTGAGTGTATCAAATTTTACGAGAAAGCGGAAAAAGCAAACCTAACTGATTTAGAAGCAATTGATTCAATGATTGCAATTACAGCAGATATTTTCCAAGATCCAGCAGTTACATTTGATGCTATTTTAGACGGTTTGACTGCGAGCGAGTTAGTACCGGCATTAGAAAGTGTTTTTGAACAAATCAATGAACTGGGAAACAATGAAAAAAAGCAGATGGCGAGCAAAAAGAGATAAGTTTTTCTGAAGCTAGGAAAGCAATGGATCAAATCTACAAAGATTTAATCGAATCAGGTTGGACGATGAGAGATGTGGACGAAGCCGACTATCATTATTTGTTACACCTTTTTGGAGAAGTGGAGAGTGGCGAAGAATATGTAGATGGTGCTGATTTCATCAAACAATTTTTATCGGCTGAAGACTTAGTAAAACTTGGGGAAGGAGGTAAATAATGGCAGGAAAAGGACAACCGACAGGAAATATCAAGCTAGGGATTAGTTTAGATAGCACTAATTTTGGTAACACGCTGGACGAAATCAATGCGAAAGTCAAACAAGCTGAGTCGAATATGCGTGCCAATTTAAAGGCTTATGATTCAGCAGGACGTTCATACGAAGCACTTAGTCAAAAGACGAAAGACTTGTCTACGGTTATGGAAGGGCAAAACGCCAAAGTAAGAGAATTAACAAAGCGCCGTGATGAAGCGATTAGCAAGTATGGCGAGGAATCGAAACAAGTTGCTAACCTTAACACACAGATAAACAATGCTACCGCAAAATATAATGCTTACAGTCGCCAGTTGAACGACACAAAAAAAGAATTGGTGTATTCCAAAACAGCCGTCAATGATTTATCTAATGAAATCAAAGAAAATGAACGACAAATGAACGCCGAAGTAAAAGCGCTGAAAGCCGCTGGTGATGAATCTGGTGCGTTTGAAGCAAAACAAAAAGGGCTAGCCAAACAAACGGAATTATCCGAGAAAGCTATCGAAGAACAGCGCAAAGTTGTGAAACTGATGGCTGATGAGTTTGGCGATTCAGCAAACGAAACCGAAGATGCAAAAAAGGCATTAGAAAAGTTAGAACGACAAAGCCAAATATCCAGTAGACAATTAGAAGCACTCAAAAGCTCCAGCAATCAATCAGGAAAAAAAATAGAAGATTTTGGCGACAAATCCGCAAGGTCAGCTAGAAAACTGGACGGATTAAAAGACAAATTAGGCTCGCTAAAAAGCGCATTTTCGTTTGGTGCAGTTGCTGGATTAGCGCATAACGCTATTAGCAGTATAGTAAGTGGCGTGCAAGGCTTGGTTGGCGAAGCAGTAAACGCATCGGATTCATTGACGAAGTTTTCCAAAACCATGGAGTTTGCTAACTTTGGGAAGTCACAGATAGAAAGCTCGAAAAAAGAAATGAAAGACTACGCCGATAAGACGGTTTATGGTTTAGAAGATATTCTGAACACAACCGCACAATTGGCATCTAATGGGATTCCTAACTATACAGAACTAACCAAGGCGGCAGGTAACTTGAATGCGGTAGCAGGTGGATCAGAGGAAACATTTAAGTCAGTAGCTATGATGTTAACGCAAACCGCTGGAGCTGGTAAATTAACAACTGAAAACTGGAATCAGTTAGCAGACGCAATACCAGGTGCTTCAGGACTATTACAAGACGCTATGTTGAAAAACGGAGCTTATACAGGAAACTTCCGTGACGCAATGGAAAACGGAGAAATCACTTCCGACGAGTTCAACCAAGCTATTACACAGTTAGGTATGAACCCAGGTGCTATTGAAGCAGCCCAATCAACAGACACTTTAGGTGGCTCATGGGATAGATTGAAGTCTACAGTAGTCACCGCAATTCAAGGCATTATAGAAAAAATAGGCGTTGAAAACATCACTGGGTTTATCAATACATTAAGTACCAAAATAGAAGAAGTAATACCTTCTGTTGCTAATTTCATGGGTAAATTAGGAGACTTTGCCAAATGGATTGCAGATAACAGAGAGCCACTAACATGGATTGTCGGAATCATAGGCGGAATTACATTAGCAGTAAAAGCATTGAACGTAGCAAGTATGTTGCTGGCAATTACTGGCGGAACATTAACAGCCCATTTTGTGGTGATTGGTGTAGCATTAGGCGCACTAGCAGGTGCTTTGGTAGTAGCTTATACTAAATCTGAAACGTTTAGAAATATAGTCAATGCAGCATTTACAGCTGTGAAAAATGTAGTCATGGACGTTGTCCATAACATAGTGGAATACTACAAAATGTTGTGGGGCGTGTTGCAGTGGCTTTGGGAAAAAATATCTGGTTGGGCTTCATGGATTGGTAATAAATTCATTGAAATGAAGAACAGCGTTGTGAACACAGTCACAAATTTGTGGAACAGCGTGAAAAACTTCTTCAGCAATGGCGTTGGAGACACTTGGAATACTGTAGTTGGCTGGGTAAAAAACATTTTCAACAAAGCAATTGAATTGAAGAACAATGTTTCTGATGCAATCGGTAACCTATGGAACGGTATCAAAGACAACTTCCGTAGCGGTATTGATACAGTATTCAATTGGTTTTCAGAACTACCGACGAAGATGAAGGATGCCATTATTGGTGGTAAAGATGCCCTTGTTGATGCGTTCAAAAGTATTTTCAATGCAGCACTTACAGCGGTGGGGAAACCAGTTAACGCGATCATCAATGGAGCTTCATGGGTGCTAGAAAAACTGGGTGCTGACAAACTCCAAGAATGGGAAGTACCACAATACGCAAAAGGGACACCAAACGGAGGTCATCCGGGCGGGCCTATGATGGTAAATGACGGTAGAGGTGCTGAAGCGGTAATCACACCTAACGGACAAGCATTTATCCCACGAGGGCGAAATGTAGTGTTGAATGCACCAAAAGGCACACATGTCTTGACAGCAGAAGAAACAGCTTATATGACTGGAAACAAAGCACCAAGATATAGATACGCCAAAGGTACAGGCTTTTTCGGAAATCTATGGAACAACGTCAAAGGATTTGCTGGAGATGTTGGAAACAAGCTGAAAGATGTAGTCGGCGATGTATGGGATTTTGTAACAGACCCGGGAGCGTTGGCTAGGAAAGTGTTAAATGGTCTTGGCGTACTGGAAGGGCTTGTCAAATATCCTTTAGATATTGGTAAAGGTATTCTAAGCAAGGCTACCGAAGCATTGACGAACAAAATCACAGAACTATTCAGCAGTGGCAGTTTAGACACTTCAATGGGCATGCAAGGCGTTTACAAATATTTGGCGGACGTTGCAGTTGCAGTAATGAAGAAGTTTCCAGGCTTTCAAGTAACCTCAGGTTATCGTGAAGGCGATCCATACTCACACGGAAAGCACAACGCAATTGATATTGCGCTACCGGGAGTCGTGAATGGTTCCCCTAGATATACAGAAGCAGCCAATTACGCATTTGAGAAGTTTGCAAACAAAATCGGCTATGTTATCACAAATGGTAAGGTTCGTGACCGTTCAGGACAATCAGGTACAGGTGTGCATGATGATTGGCGGACATGGCCTGATGGTGACCACTACGACCACGTGCATTTGAACGGTGTAAGAGATCCGCAGGGCGGACTTGTTAGCGGTGGCGATAGCGTTGGTGGGAGTGGCGTAGAACGCTGGCGGCCATATGTAAAACGTGCTTTGAAAATGAATAACTTACCAACCTCATCCGCTTATGTTGATGCGTGGATGCGACAAATCCAAACAGAGTCAGGTGGCAATCCGCTTGCCATTGGTGGAAATGACGGCTTAGCAGACGGCAATGCTACTGGATTGCTCCAAACAAAACCGGGAACATTTGCTGCGAATGCTTTTCCAGGATACGGCAATATAATGAGCGGTTTCGATAATATCTTAGCAGCTATCAACTACGCTAAAAAACGCTATGGTTCGGATATATTAGGTGTGATTGGGCGTGGGCATGGTTACGCAAACGGTGGAATTGTAAACCAACATCAAATTGCGGAAATCGCAGAAGGAAACAAGCCAGAAATTATTATTCCGTTAGATAAGGCTAAACGATCAAGAGCGATGCAGTTGCTTGCGATTGCTCAAGATAAGTTAGGAGTAAAACCAAAAAGTGTAAATAATAGTAGCGATTCGAGCGGAACGTTAGAAACATTAGTTTCACTGATGATTCAGCAGAATAACTTGCTATCTAAACTTTTAGCAAAAGACACAAGTGTCAAACTTGATGGTAAAGCAATTGCAGACAATACAAACGGATACTTAGGTAATCAGTTGAAACGTTCGCTATATACAACAAGTTAGGAGGGATAAAGTGAATGGCTATTTAATCGATTTTCGCTTCATAAAAAATCAAGAGATAGTATCTCTAAAAGAAAAATTGGGCATAGAGTGTATTTCTTTTGCACGAAAAGCACCACAACTAAATGTAGAATACCAAGAATTTTCAGGGTCAAACGGTTCGAGAGAAGTCGAAAAAAGTTTCAAATCGTTCACTATCGAAGTGGAATTTTATGCTGAATTCAAAAATATGTATGACTATCAACTAAAAGAAACTGAATTATATGCGTTTCTATTCGATGACGAAGGATATTATGTTTTTACAGATAGAGAACCGGGCAAAAAATACTTTGTCCGTCCTAACTCAGTAGAAGTGAATGAAGTTGGGCTAAGATATGCAACTTACAAGGCGACTTTCACTGTTTTTAGAGGTTGTTCCGAATCGATGGGTTCCACGTTATCGGATTTTTCACTGTCTAATGAATGGCAATTTTCACAAGGTCTAGTGGCGGAAGATTATAAGTATACGCACCGAACCAGTAATTTTATCATTTATAATGCTGGCGATTTTGCTATTGATCCACGTGAACATGCTCTAAAAATCACTTTGGAAGGTGAATCAGAAGGCAACGTGACTATTTTCAACAAAACGACAGGGGAACGATTCATCTACTATCCGGAGTTTTCTACGTTGCTAGGCCAAACTTTGACTTTAGACCGTGTTTATCCGAAGTTGAACGGTGTAAATTGCGGAATTGACACGAATTTAGGTTTGATAACGTTAGCGGTTGGAACGAATGAAATTGAAATACAAAATGTTACTAGAGTGGAGTCAAAATGGGACTTCAATTTTTTGTATAAGTAGGTGAGAATTTGAAAGATATTTTTATCCAAGACTACGAGAAAACAAAAAAAGAAATATTGACTGACTACGATAAAAGTACATTTACTGAAAATTGGCAAGAGAACGAAACGTGGGAAATTTCGTTTACTATTGTCAAAACAAAATTCAATGAATTGGCTTTTGATTTAGTCGATTACGAAAATTCAGTATTTTTCAATGGACAAGAGTTTATCGTAAAACAAATGGGCGTTTCTGCCGAAGGGGCAGCAATTACAAAAACAGTTACAGCCACGCACATTTACTACACCATGCAAGATGGCTTTCAGTACGACACAATCACAGGAACACGCTCTATCAACCAACTGCTAGCGCATGTTTTCAAACCTGATAACCGTGGATTTACATGGAATGTTGTAGATCCGAACAAGAAATTTCTTACAGTTGAACAAGAAAACTTCGGGAATGGGAACTATTTAAAACTGGTTGAAGAAATTTTGAAAGACTATGATGCGATAGTGATTCCGGACAACAAAAACCTTACTTTCTTCCCTCGTTCAGAATATGGTAAAAAAACTGAAGAACAAATACGCTACAAATACAATACCGATTCCGTGAAATTTGATATTGATACTTTTAATTTGAAAACACAGATAACAGGATTTGGCAAGAAAAAAGAAGACGACAATTACTACTTCACGCCAATCACATATACAAGTAAGCAGTCGGGAAAATGGGGTATACGTGTCCAAAGTCCAGTTAGTGATGATCGTTACACCGTTTCAGGGAACATGCTAGAACGTTTGAAACAAGACTTGCAAGACTATCCAACAATCACTGGCACAGTTACTATGAAATGGCGTGTAGAGCCTAATAAGGGCGATTACGTGGCGTTTGTCTATGAGCCGTTAGGTGTCAATACCTATATTCAAGTGGTAGGAATCAAGACGTATCCAGCGATACCAAATAAGCCACCAGAAATCACATTGAGCAACACAAAGAAAACAATGACGTCGATACTCGCTGAAATGGCGAAGAAAGGAGTGATTTGATGGGGTTATTAAAATTAATCAGTAACCGTATCTCTACGGAATGGAAAGAGAAATTTAATAAAAACATTGACTACCTCAATGATCTCGAAAATAAACTGTCTGATCAAGACAAATCGACGAACAGTCGAATCGATAACTTAGTGCTGCATTCAGGTGGCGAATCGCCGAATGAAGTGGTTGATGCACGAGTTAACAATAAAGGGGAAGTTTTTGACACACTGCATGGCAGACTATTAGAACAT